CTTAAATCTATTGTAAAAAATGGCAAAGAAAAGAGCAAAAAGCGGAGGTAAGATATGCCCTGAAGGTAAGGCTTGGGCGAGACGGACGTTTGACACGTATCCGTCCGCTTACGCGAATCTGGCTGCGTCCAAGTATTGCAAGGATCCTAACTACGCTAAGAAGGCTAAGGGTGGCAAACGAAAGGGTAGGTAATGGCTCAACTAAAACAATGGCTAAAGCAGAACTGGGTAAGGATAGGAACGGATGGATCGATTAAAGGCCCTTGCGGAACGTCGAAAGATAAGA